TTTCATTTTCTTGCATAATTAATTTTGGATCTACAGGTTCTTTTGTCTTTGTAGTTTTAGGGGCTTTGCCAAGATTTACATCTTTTGCTTTGCCTTTACCCATTAACATATCCATGATGCCTTCAGGTGACATCTTTGATGTCTTACCTTTTACAGTTACAGGTATAGTACCTTCTGGTTTTGTAGGTCTTGGTTTGAAAGGATCTGTAATTCTCTCTGTTGGAAATGGTATTACTTTTTCTGCGTTCTCTATTTCTTTAGCCATCTTACCCATATTGGTAAGTTCTGAAAAATTGGGCTCACGTCCATATTCTCTTCTAAATCTTTTTAGTAAACCCATTAAAATAAATTTCATTAATAATACCTCTTTGGTGTAGGGTCTTTTTTCTCTTCAACGTAATCTTCAGGGTGCGTGATCAATCCGCCCTGCCTGAAGCGCATGATAGCTTGTGTTGTAGAATCCACAAGGTCGTCGTAATCGCCGTTAGGGAATGCTGCACATTCCTCGATCACCTCTTCTGCAAATTTCTGATCTGGCGCCCATATCATTCCAGACTCAAAAAGAGGCGCTACGGAGT